CTTGCGGACGCTGGATCCGACGCAGCGGCCATGCCCGGCGGCGATGGTAGCGACGCTGCCGCGCGCGATGGCGACGTCGGTGGCCTCGACGGCGAGACGCCAGCCGGCGACGGTGGCGAGGCCGATGGCGGAGAGCTCGACGCCGAGCCGCCCATTCCAGGGCTCCCCGCGGGCTCGGTGCTGTGGGACTTCCACTCGCAGGAGCGGCACCGGCTGAACCTAGTTGAGCCGCGCGCCGAGCTCCTGATCCGCGATCCGGGCGACGGCGCCTCGGTCCTCTCCTACGACTTCGCGGTCAGCACGGAGCAACGCACGTACTTCGTGATCACCGAAGACCTCGACGAGCTTCGAGAGATGTTCGAAACGGCTGCCGAGGTCGAGCTCGTACTTCACTGGAAGGCGACCACTGGCGGGTATCGGAGCCTCGACGGCCCAGTGTTTGCCGGACCGCCGCCTGAAGGCGCGACCATCACCGGGATCGTGTACGAGGGGTGGGCCGAGCAGAACGGCGATTGGGACATCAGCGTGCAGGTGTGGGCGCTCCGGTAGCGCGCGTCAGCTCCATGGCACCACTGTATTAGGCGGAGCGATCAGCGTTCCGATCCCGGTCGTCATCCACGCGTGGATCGCGTCTGCCCACACCGTTGCAGCGTCGGCGTGTGTCTCCGGGAACGGTTCCTCCATCAGCGCAGCGAATCCCAGCGATCCCGGCGGTGGCGTCGGCGTGTAGCCCGCCATGCCGGCGCCGACGCTCGCCGCGAAGGTCGCGAAAGCGCTTTCCATGGCTGCGGCGGTTGCCGTCTTGTCCGAGCCCGTGAACGCCGAGCCGAGCGCAGTGGCGAGCGCTGCAGCGGACGCCGTGACCGTGGTCGACGCCGGAACTATGCCGCTCGAGTAGCCTTCGACCGCGTCCGCCCACGCTTGTGCGCAGAGCGCAGAGGTCGCCGGAGGCGCTGCGAACAGCGACTCGAGGTCTGCCTCGAGCCCGGGAGAATCGAGCGGCACGCTACGGACCGCCGGGAGCCGACGGCCCAGTCGGGCCCATCGGCGTTGGGTGTACGTGCGTCGCGAGCGTGACACCCGACGGCAGCTCGATGTCGCCGCTCAGCGTCACCGTGAGTCCGCCAGGCGTGAGCCCCGTCACCTCGATCGTGTTGGGTCCAGTGAGCTTGATGACGACGCCGTGCTCGTTCCACACCGCGGTGTCGCCACTGTCCAACGATTTTGGCCGCTTGCCTCGCTTGCTCGCCGCGAGCAGCACGTAGTGGTTGCCGCCGATGCGAAAGAGTAAACCCTCGGCTCCCGCTCCCGGGTTGTGCGAAACGCCGCCAGGCTGGAAGTGCTCGACGTGGTCGACATCGATCAGACCTGACACCTTCACGGCTTGCATCATCTTGCCGTCGTTCACAGCCTCGACGACAGCGCGTGCGATCATCGTGTTGATCCGCGCCTTCGCCGGCTCGACCATGCGCCGAGCAACCGAGCGCACCTGCTGACGAAGTGACTTCATCGTAGCGAGTCCCGGATCGCAGCGCCGAGCTTGTCCTTGCCGCCCTTGCGGCGCTTCTTGCGCTTGCGCTCTGGCACGACAAGCACGTCAAACGCCTCCTTCGACATCAACTCGAGCGTCGTCACCCGACCGCTCACAAGAGACCAGGCGTAGGTTACCGAAGCGATGAGCAACTCTCCATCCACGCCGAAGCGGCCGTCCTGCACCGTAACCAACGCGTTCGGGTACCAGATCCCGGTGGGCGCCTGCTTCGAGCTCGCACCTAGCGCGTCGACTATCGCAAGCGCTGACGCCTTCTGCGGCTTGGGCGACGTTCGCCAACCCTGCACCGTGTACGTGAAGCGCTCGGCACGGCCTGCCGCTTGGTTACGCTCGAAGGTCGCTCGCTTCTTGCACCACTCGAAACCCTGACCGTCGTCGGCGAACATCACGGTCGGCCGATGGCGCGGCGCACCGTCGTCATCAACCGTCACGTTCACAGTCGCTGCTTGCTTGCCGTGCCACTGGTCGGAGCCCGGCATCTGGCCCTTCACGGTGTAGCGGCTGAAGCGCTCCTTAGTGCTCGCCGAGCAACTACCAGACAGCACGTTCTCGCCGTAGCGAATGGCCGCTTCCGTGATGCGGCGCGTTCCGGCGCGTGTGATCAACAGGTCGCCAGCGGGCGTGCACGAGAGCAACACCCCGCGCTGCCTTGCGAGCCGTCGCAGCGCGTCGCCTACCGTCTCGCCGAGCTCGACCTGAAACTGCTCGAGCGGCTCTGCGAACTGCGCATCAGCAAGCAACGCGGGATCGACCTCAACGGCAATGCCGAACGGCTCGCAGAGTGATTCCGCGATCTGCTGCATCGTCTGCTCGATGACCGCCGGATAGGTATCCGAGCAGTCCAGCAAGTCACCGGTGCGGCTTCGACCACTGCACGAAAGCTGCGCGCTCTCCTTGTTGTAGCCGGCTTCGAAGTCCTCAGCGTAGCCGGACAGAACGCGCTCACCTGCAACGGAGACGTTGACCTCGTCGCCCTCCAAGATCGGAAACGACTCGCCATCTTGGAGCCAGCGGTCCGCATACCGCATCTCGAAGCTGTCAGCGACGGCGTCGAGCTGAAGCGTGACGCTGCACGACTCCCATGCGCTGTGCTTCTTGCCGTTGACTGAGATCTCGATCTCGTCAGACATCGGCCACCGCTATCTCAACGCCGCCCTGAACAAAGCCCGGGTGCTCGATCGTCGTGTTGCGCGACACGATCTCGGAGTCTCGCGTGGCGTCGCCGTAGAGCTTGTACGAGATGAGCTGAGCACACATCGTCGTCGCTGGCGTGTACTCGCCGAGCCCAGACAGATCGAACACGATCCGCCTAATGTGATCGTAGAACGTCACGCGCAGACGGCGGAGCTGCCGAAGGATCTCGGCGTCTGCCGTGTCGCGCTCGAGCACGCGGTCAATCGCGGTCTTCACCGCTTCGAACACCTCGGCAGCGAGGTCTTCGGTGTCGAGGTCGAGGGTGGCGATCACGTTCACCGACTCCGCGATTCCAGCGGCTTCGATGTTGTCGACCAAGATCTCTTGGTTTCTTCGCTGTCGGTTCTTGCTCGGCGTGTCTCCGACGAGTTCGGGGAACGCGTCTCCGATGGTGCTCACCGCCTTCAAGTTCGAAAGTGCGAGCCCAACGACGTGCACAGATCGCTGCGTGTCGCCACCCACCGTGTTGCGCTCCACGGTGCCGATCGCTCCTAGCACGCTGTTCATCAAGCCCTGTAGCTTCGCCATGAGCTGATCGGGAGTGCTCAGCAGCGTGTCGACCTCGGCCGCGAGGTCGTCGATGGCTTGCGAGAAGTCGTCGATTATGCCGATCGTCTGCTGGATCCTAGTGTTGATCTGCATCAGCGTTCGCGTGATGCCGCGCGGACCAGCTAGGATCGCGTTCGCTGCGCGCTGGATGACGTTGAACCCGCTCGTGTCGATGCCGCCGAAGCTGAGCGAGTCAAGGACGCCGCTCGATGCGTCGAATGGGTTGTCCTCGATTTCCGGCGTAGGCTTCGGGTCGCCGGTTTCGACGAACACGATCGTGACGCGCGCCATGCCGCCCTCACGCGTGCTGCGTGAGATGCGCGGAGGGCCATCGAGTGCGACCGTGAAGTCTCCATCCTTCGGGTGCTTGTACTTTCCCGAGCCGGGCTCGCGCAGGGCCGCCATGAGCCGCGCGAGTCGCGCTTCGTAGCCGCTGCCGATAAGGTGCGCTTCGACGGTGAAGCGCCGCGCGTGCTCGCCGTTGGGCTCCGCGAAGGCGCCCTTGCGGCCGGGAAACTCGTGGATGACGTTGCGCGCGCCGAGCTCGTCGACGACGTCTTCGACCTCGAACTTCGCGCCGCGGAACTCTGCCGTGACCCACTGGTCTCCGGCGCCGACGGGAAGCGATGGCAGCAGATCGTCGAGCAGTCCCATGGCCTAGTACCCGCTGCCGTATCCGCCGGTCTCGAGGTCGATCGACATCCCGGGATCGCTGCTCATGCCAGCGACCTCGGCGGGTCCGAGAACGCGGATCCTGATGTCGCCCTGCAGGTTTTGCTTCATCGCGCGGATCGACTCTGGGTCAATGACCATCGACTTCGGCACCTCGTGGTAACCAGCCTCGCGCCGACGCTGCTCGGCGATCTCGTCCGGCGACACGTCACCGATGCCTCGGCGCTTGGCTCGCTCGGGCTCGCCTGCGATCGCGCCGAAGAGACCCTCGCCCCACTTCTCGCGATCTTCCTTGGTGAAGCCGAACGCATTGAAAAGCGCGTCGCCGCCGAAGTACCCGAGCAAGCCCGCGCCGGCCGCAGCCGCCGCCGTGCCAACGGACAGCGTAGCGGCGCCCGTGAGCGCGGCCGCGCCACCTGCTGCAGCCACGCCGCCGCCCGCGGCTGGAAGCAACCCGCGGGCGAGC